CTTTTTTGGGTAACTTCTTTAGGCCTTTTTGTTTTGGTTTAACCGGTTTTAAAACTTTTTTACCGTTTTTAAACATAGGTCTTTTCATCATTCCAGGCATTATTTTTTCTTGCTCCTATTTGCTTTTTTCACTGTTCCACCTTTTTTAAAAGTCCTTCCTCTTCCTCCTCCAGTAATAACTCTACTGCTAAAAGGATTTAAGATACCAGGTGATCCATCAACGCCAGTAACTGCGTTTCTCATTTTTTGAGCATAAGAAGCTCTAATGTTTTGACCCGTAGCTCCTCCCATATCTCCTTGGCCAGTCATTCTTCCAAGGTTGATAGGAACATCCATATTTCTTTTTAAGACTTCTACACCATCAGGCATTTGGTCTAATGAATATGCAGAGTCTTGAGTCATTGCTTTAATAGCATCTGCGTTTGTCGATGCTCTTGCGTTTCTATTCATAAACGCTCTTCCTAGTCCAGCAAGGGCTGCACCAGCACCTAATATCTTAAGTGCTTTTTTTAATTTACTTTTTTTCTTCTTTGCCATTATTTTTTACCTCCGTTTCTAAATATTTGCGTTCCCTTTATACCATAAATACTCGCCACGACAAGGATCCATAAATTTGTGAACCATTGGGGGAGCGCCTGGAAATGCTCGAAGAACACTTTTATTTTGTCCATAGCCTGTACGTCGTCAGAAAAGACTCCATACGCCAAAACCAGAATTGGAAGTGTCAATATTATGAGAACCGCCTCGTCCTTATAATCTGATTGTCTAGCTTCTAGCAATTTTCCCTGGTAAGCTTCGTCACCTCGGGCCATCTTTTCAGCATGCATCAATTGTGCATCTGACATTGCCATTTTTGTTCTCTGCTTGTTAGCATAAATCTTACTTCCAGCAGAAACGGCTAGTTTAATTGCCGATAACCACATGATTTAATACCAATCAGCTTTGCTTTTCTTCTCTGCGAGCATTGCTCTTTGGCCTTTCACTTGAACAGATTGAGTTTCTGTAGGTTTTGACACTTCAACCTCAACTCCGCCATTTGAAAAACCATCTTTGTTCACAAACATGCTATGATCTACATGAGTCATGCCTGCGTGACTTGATTTTTTGTTTTTTTTCATATTTATTCTCCAGTTTTTCGAATGATTGCAACATTTCCAGGCATTTGATCCGAACTCGGAAGAGTTTTACCTAAAATGGTTTTCTCAATCGATGTATTAGCTCTTAGTTTAGCCAATTCTTCGTTTTGTTCAAGCTTTTCTTCTTGAATACCTTGATTCATCATAGCTTTTGACTTATCAAGATTCAATCTTTCCTCTGCTTGAGTACGTTTTTGTTCACTATCCATAGCTCTAAGGTCTAATTCTCTTGCTTTTAGTTTAGCAATCGGGTCATTTCCAAAATCACCCATAATTTTGTTTTCTTCTTCTTTAAATTCTTGTGTCATGTCAGCAATTAATTTAGCTTTTCTTGCTTCAATAGCCATACTTAACTGCATAATTTGTTGTTGAACCTGTGGATTCTGTCCCATCTGTGGATTCATCTGTGCCATTTGTTGTAACTGCATTAATTGTTGTATTTCTTCTCTAAATTCTATCTCTAATTGTTCTTGTGCCATTAAAGAAATATGTTCAAAAATATTTTTTTGTAATGCACCCATAATTGCTGGATTATTTTTTACCATATTAGTTGCCATAAAATTTAAATGTGAAGTTATATGTGCTCTGTGGTCTTGACCTTTAAATGCTTGAAAAGGTTTACCACTCATCGCCATAATATTTTCAGAAGCAGGATCCATAGGCATAGGTTGTTGAGGTGGTGGCAATATCTGATCAATGTTTTTTACACCAATAGCATCGTACATATGTCTATACGCTTCATATAAATTATGCATTCCAGGGTTTGACATTGCAAGTTGTAGTTCTGTTTGAGCCATACTAATTCTTTGTGATTGTGAAAATATGTTTGGATCAGCTACAGGTAAAATATCTACCTTGTCGTCAAAGTCTGTAACTTTAACATTTCTTTGCCCACCAACAACATCATAGGGATATTCTGGTGGTAAATAAGTTTTAAATACTTCTGCAAGTAAAGTGAATTCTTTTTTTAACGCCACATACAATCTTTTATGTATGGCTGACATGACCCTGGAGCCTCGCTCTAAGAGGGCAATGGTCGTTCCAACAGCTGCCTGCTGGTTGCCGTCACCGACCTGCATGTCAGCTATGGCGGCAAATCGTTGACCTGCGTTTACTACGATGCCCATCAGTTGTAATAATGTTGCTGATGGTTCTTTGAAAGGTAAAGGCATAAATGCGTCTCTAATGTTTCCGCCAGGTGCATCTACGTCTCTAAACTCTCCAGGTTGAATCGATTGCGCTTCATCTCTAACACGAATACCTCTTTGCTTAAATCCAGCCGGCATATTTGAAAATGTACCAGCATCTAATAATTGTCTAAGTGCATTCGTTGCAGTTCTTGATAATCCACCGATCATGTGGATTAAGCCAAAACCATAAAACCCTAAACCCGGTAAAAATTTAAAATGTGCAAAGTATTCAATTTTATTTCTTAGTGGGTCTTCAGCTTTATAATTTCTTCTTATAGATAAAACTTCTCTTGACGATGTATCAATTGTTACAATGTATGGAAGTTTTATTCCTGTTGGGTTTTGTTCCATGTCTTTATCTTCAAAACCTTCAAGATCAAGATTAGTGTGTATTTCTAGAATAGTGAACATTTGTTCATCTCTAGTTTTTTTAACTCCTTCTAATTCTCTTTCTTTTTTATCTACTTCTGTTTCTTGAGAATAACCAGGTGTAATTTCTATGTCTCTATAAAAACCAGCTACTTGTTTTTTTCTTAAGTCGTTTTCTGACATTTTTAAAACATGCACAATTGATTCTGCATCTTCTAAAGATGTGGCTGTGTAAGGTACTATCAAATCATCTGCCGGAACAAATTTAGACACGGCTCTGCCAAGCAGTTCATCGTAATAAACTTTCTTGAATGCAGAGCCGCTAAGAGGGAGATAAAAAAGTAACTGATCGAACTCGGGTTCATACTCTTTCATCACGTTCATGAGTTGATAGTTCATGAAATTTTTTACTCTCGTAGCTTGGTCTTCTTTTTGTCTATTGATCACACCCATAATTTGAGTGTGTACTGGACCATTTGCTGGAAGTAATTCTTTGTAAGCATGTGCTTGAAACTGTGTTACCGCTTCAGCTAATACTGGGTGAGTTGCACCACTTGCATTTGTGAACGGTTGTGATCTGTTTTCGTATTTAAATCCTAATAAATCTAAACCTTTAGTATAAGCATCTTCCCAATCTTTTCTTGATGCTTTGTACTGCATATAGTTTTCATAAAGTTCAGAACCTAAAGTACCTAAAACATCCTCTGGTAATAGGTCTGCTAAATTATCAAAATGTTCGTTTGTGCCTGGTTGGTTTATGGCTTCTGGATCAAAAGTAATAGTAGCTCCACCATCTTCGTCTTGTTCAACTTGAACATCTTCGGGTCCAACCTGTTCTTCGATATTCTCTTGAGATGCTTCTGCGATCTCTTCTTCGCTAGGTAATTTTATTTCCTGCTCTACGTTGGGTAAAGCTTTGTCTATATCTGCCATTATTTTTCTCCGAGTTCTTCACCACTATAATCTTTTTTTCAGGAACATTCAACCCCTGTGGGTTTGGTCCTCGAAGTGGTGGTATCGTCGTTGTTAGTTTTTTAATCATCAAATAAGTCCATACCTTGTATCACTGCAGAAGCTGCAAATCCACCTATTCCTGCTCTAGATAATAATCTTAAAGCTGGTCCACGTAAACCTAATCTAGCTACCTTTTGAAGAGTTGGACTTAATCCTCTAGTTAATTTTGGTGTTTGATCTGCAAATGCCGGATACAAATAGTTTAATGGATCTGTTGCTATATCTGTAAATGAGTCTCCTTCTGCAACTTGACTAGCAATATCTCCAGCCATGAAAGGTGCGAGTAGTGCAGGTGATGCTGCAATTCCAAGTCCTCTTCCTAAAACTCTTAAACCTGTTTTTGCCATACCTGGTCTTGGTTTTTTCTTCTCAATACCAAAAGCTCTAGACTTACTAGCTTTAATTGTTGATGGCGCAGCAAGTGCTGTTGACCCTGCAAGTGTTGCACCTAATGCAGGTAATTGATAATCTAATATTGCTGGTCTTTCTATATCGATAGAAATAGGATCTGTTGCCATATCAACTAACATATTTTTTTGTTGATCTTCATCTGATAAATAAGTTGTTGGATCATCATTACTAAATGCTTTGACTAATCCTACAGCCGCTCCAACACCAGCACCAATACCAAATGTCTTTGGACCAGGGCCTTTTAAAAAATTTAAAAAACCTGATGCTGCATTTTTAACTTTAGCTAGTGGTCCACTTGTTGCATCTAATTCTTGTAATTTAGTAGCAGCACGCACCGGATCTTTTACAACTGCTTCTGCGCAAGTTGTAGATATACCACCTGTTTGAAAAGATAAAATTTTCTGACAACTGGCTGGAGCTTTCTCTACTGCTTTAAGTAAGTTTGCAATTCTTGCATCACTTACTCCTGTACGTTTAGCAAAACCTTCTGCAGTCAGTAAGTTGCCACCAGCTCCTCTTTTAGAAAACTCATCAAGAAACCCTTCTCCTTTTTTAACAAATTGACCAAAATCAAATTTCTTACTTAATTCATCTACAGGAGTTACACTTGATGTAAGAGAAACTTTTTGTGGTGTAAAATCAAAATTAACTTTTTCAACCATACCTTTATCTAGTGAACCAGAGGTTAAATAATTTAAAAAAAACTTTCTGTTTTTCATCAAAGTTTCAATCTCTTTTCGTCTAGCTAAAGTTGTACCTTTTTTATTATACTCTCCAGATAATCTTTTAATAGGATTATCAAAAGCATCATTTTTAAATCTATTTAAGTCTCCTCTAACTAAACTATCAACTTTTAATATATCCTCTGCTTTTCCATAAGTAACAGATAAAGGGTGTTCCGCATTTCCAGGTAGTGTTGTAAAAATTCCTTTTGATCCAAAAAAATCATCTGCCGCTGCATAAAGTCTATTGGCTCTTTGTGTGTTTCCTTGACTCTCTAAAGTATCTGCTGCTCTAATTAATCGATTATAATTGGTGCTGTAATTTAATGATTCTGTTAAAGCTTTTGTTAACCAAGGTGATCTTGAACCTACTGCAATTCCGTAAGACCTTGTTTTAGAACCATCCGCATTAGATGGAACAGAACCGCTTCTTTTAAGTTGTGTTAACGTTTCGATTCTTTGTGTAAAAACACCTTTATGAAAATTAGGATCTTTGTTTTGAAATTTTTTATTAAATTTATTTTTAACTGCTTTTAAACTAAGTTCTGATTTATTATTTAAATCATCCAAAAACTTTAATTG